GCTCGAGGCAACAACGAGAAGGAAATTGTTATCGGCGCTGAAGTCTGTCCGGCAGATGATATATCCGGCAAGAGCGTTCGAGTCGATGATGGACGAGTGCGCCCCGGTGAACGATTGAAGGGAGAGTCTTTGCCCCGCATACCCGTTCGAGCGAACCTTGTAGAACTGGGTTAGATTCATCCAAGAGTCGGTCCAAGCAGAGCCGCTCCAGTAGGGCCGCACGAACAGCCCAACAGCCGATAGGTATGAAAGCCCGGTGTTAATCGAGATGAACTGGTTGTAGGAGCACAGGGCCGCGGTGACAGCCTTTCCACCGTGGTCTGGGACATAAAACTGCTTGATTCTGCGCGTGTTCACCGTAGCAACGGTTGAATACGAGCCGGGAGTGGTGAACACAGAGGCCATCCCGTCCTCGAGGACCAGTCGCCCCTTGAGGCGCGAGGCGCGAAGGTTCACGAAGTTTTGGGCGTGGCCCGGCTGGGGTTCATTCACCCCAGTCATCAGGCCGAAGAACTCTTTGATTGACAGCGATTTCGCCATTATCCCACCGATACCGAAGATTTGACTTCCGAGAGTGCAATCTCCACCATGCGTTTGACAATCTCGCCATCCCAAGTATCAGCAAGGGTGAGGTCCCCGGAGGAGAACTCGTCGAAGATGACAAGCGTGTCGATAGCGTTCGTCCCGGAAACGAAGACGGCCTTCTCGTCGAGAATGGCCTGAGACGTAGACGCGATTGACTGAATGCGGCCAATGGCTCGAGCCACATTGCTGGCCCGGGTAAGAGCCGCAAGAATCTTGCCGACATGCGCCGCAACAAAGGGGCTGTTCGTCGTGTCGTTCACAGCCCGGCTCGAACTCACGGTCGAGCCAGTCCCAACGATATACGAGGTCCCGACAGTGCCGCTCGTGCTCGCCGCAACAATGTCGTCGGGGATTGCAATGTAGCGCCCCTGAACGGTCGCGGTAGCACCACAGCCGATTGTGACGAGCTTGCCGTCCTTCTCGAATACGACGGGCCTCGTGCTCGAAGGGCTGATAAGGTCGCGCCCAGCGCGAATCTTGGAGACATCTTTATCGTCCACAAAAGTGAACGATTGATTGTTGGGAGATGTCCCGGTCCCGCGGAGGTCGAGGAAGTGCCACGCATCCGAGGGGAGCGCCACCTCGTTCGAGGCCAGCGTGAGGACACCTGATTCCCTCACGAGCTCAGGCATGAGCTCCGCGAAGCCCTTGCGCCCGAGCTGGAGGAATGTATCGCGAACAAGGTCTTTGACGGCCCGGTTCTGATACCGCTGGAGCTGGGCCGAGGTGAAGCGCATATTTGTATCACCGGACGCGAGGGCGTCTGTCCGGGCGTCCTGAAGGCGGTTGGCCGCTTCGATGATGTTCGCATTGAACCGTGATGTGGCCATTAGAACCCCAGCTTCCTAGAAGAAGTATCAATCCTCACGGTCGGCTGAAGGACCGTGTGCTTCGAATGCCCGACAGACGTTTTCGCGAGCTCGTAGCGGGCGTCGAACTCTCCGCCGGCGAGCCGGGCAAGCGTCCCATATCGAAGCGCTTCATCCCACTCGGGGCCGATAGTTGGGTCGCCCTCTTCGTCGTCGTTGATTCCCCCGGGACCAAGGACGCAGTCAATCGAGACAACCCCGGAGCTTGTCGGCCCAACGGGGTAAACCTCAAGCTCTGCGTCCCCGAGGGCGAAGACGAACTCGGGAACTCCAGTCGGGTCGTAGGTGTCGGTATCCTCGGTGATAGCCTGCCGGTCAGCCTCGCTGACGACAAGGTCGAGGTCTTCTCCATCCAGCCGGACCGTATCGCCAACGTGATTCAGCTTTAAGATTGTTGCGGCAGTGTTCTTCCCATCCGGTAACGGGACGAGCGGTGTCATCCCGCCGTAGTATTTTGTGGTCACGGCGGTGATGAGGCTTGCACTCTCAATGGTCATCCTCAGGCTGGTGTAGCTGAGCCCCCCAACGAAGACAGGGTCGTCGTCCTGATTGAAGGTCAGAACGGTGGCCCACGTAGAGCCATCCCACGAGCCCTCGATTGTCCCAAAGTATTCGACACCAAGACCAAACGGGGTGGAGGATACGGTTACGTCTACCTCGATAGCAAACTTCTCCGCGTTCCCAGAAATGACCGTGTTGGTGAGAAGAGTGGCGACATAAACCTCCCAGCTGTCCGGGGCGGTCACACCATCGGTGTAAACCCCGTGGCTGGAGAGGACGACCTCGGAGCTACTGTTGACGGCTGTGATGTGCCCCACACCGGCAACGTAGGGGCCACTGTAGAACACTATCAGCTTGCCGACATCGCTACCGGCGAAGTCGCCAAGGGTTGTGTCAGAGAACGTCAGCGAATCCCGGTTCCAAGTCCCGTCCATCGTAGAGCCTCCGCGCCCTGCAATGATTACCGGGGTGATAGTGTAGGGCTTACTCCCAGAGACCTCTGGGGCCTTGAACTGAAAGAGGACGCCCTTCTTGACTGGATGGAATTGCAGGCAGAGCTCGCGCTCCACCTGATACATTGCGTCAAAGATGTCCTCTGGAACATAGCCCTTCGCTTCGACGCGGTCAAGCTGTCTCTGCACAAAGGACAGGTTTCTACCAATCCGTCCTACCATTGGTTACTCCTGCTCGGTGATAAGGGGCGTCGGGGGAGAGGCGAGCTTCGCCTGAAGCTCTTTCACGGTGTCGTTCTTTGAGGCCGAAATACCCTTCTCGCGGCACTTCTCAATGAGCTGAGCCTTGGTCGCGGTGGAGGGGTCGAACTCAACATCCATGCTGATTTCCAGCGGGCTGTCATCATCCGAGGCTGGAACCTCAACGGCGTCAGGGGCGCTCTCAGGCGCACTGCCGCTATCCTCTTGGACCGGCGCGGGCTCAGCGGGCTTGGGAAGCTCGCCGATAATCTCGCCGTCCTTAGTGCATTCGAAGAGAACTCCCTTGTTGTTGGCAAGCATCCGCTTGCCGGTTGTGTCGTCGAAATACGTGGGAGCATCGAAAATCTTAAACCCGCCAATGTCAACCGGCAGGGTCGCTTTGCAACCTACAAGCTTCACGAACATTTGTCTACCCTTCCCTTCCTTTGTAACATTCCGGCTGTTATCAAGAGATTCAGCCGTTACTATTAATGTGTCGATTACCCATTAAAACAAAGGGCCGGTAGCCTTTCAGGAGCTCCGGCCCTTTCAATCAGACTTCAGGCTTGGTTAGACAGACACCAAGTCAGCCGTCGCCTTCCACGTTCCATCCGTCAGACCACGCGCTCCGCATTTCACGAAGATTGCTTGGTCAGCCGCCGTAGCGGTGAGGGGGATATACATGGAGCCGTTAGGCGCTTGCGCATACGACGTTCCCAGCGCGGCAGAGGTGACTGTGTCGCCGGAGCCGAAAATCAGGTGGAACTTGAAATTCCCGTTGGTGAGCTCGAGAACGCTCGCCTCGTCGGGATATGCGTAGCCGCCAGTGGCGACGGTCGCAGACGGGTTTTGAGTCTGAACCACAGGTTGAAGATGAGCTTGCTTTGCCATTGTAATGGCCTTTCATTCATGCAACGGTGTGAAGAGCTCGCGGGGTCCGCCATTGCTACGGACCCCGGTCATAGCTCAGAAACTAGGCCAGCGTGTCAGGAGACCACGTGGCGAACACAAGCGAGCTCGTGTTCTCGTAGAAGTCACCAGCCGTCAGGCCGGTCATGCCGTCTTGGTCGTAGACGTCATTGCGAACCACGCTCTGAATCGTCTGGATACCAATTCCGGCAATCGCGCCGTAGTCGTCCGTCTGTTCGACGAAGGACACGCTCGGGTGCTTCTTGCCACCGGAAACCGGGACGCCAACGCCAACGGAAAGAGCGGACTGTCCAATGAGGAAGCCGACCTTCACGTTTTGGGTGCAACGCCGTTCAATCATGTTGCCAACCCGGTAGCCAGCCGCATACTCAGTCGTTGTCGGCTGAGGCCAATACCACACGCTATTCGACGGGGGGTCCTGATAGACCGCCTCGTTATAGGTGGGCGTGACCGCGTGAGGCATGTTTTGGTCAACGTAGATGATAGCGCCAGCCACTTCCGCGACCGCGCCAGTCGCCAACGGGTGATTCGAGAGCTCGTTGGGAAGCCGACGATAGAGCTCTTTGAAGTCGCTGTCGTTCTGGAGCTGATACCACTGTGCATCGCTCAACCAGATTGCGAACCGCTTGAAGCCTGCCTTAATCGCAATCGGCTGAATGCGGTTACGCTGGGCTTCGAGGACCAACGCGCCGATACGCTTCACCGTGACGCCGTAAGCCGTCTCGGCGGCGGAAGAGCTCGAGCCACCAGCCGCATATACGGCATCCAAGGCATCCATAACGCTGTCCTCGTAAGAGGTCGCGCCAGTCGTGCCCGGGCGTCCGTTTGCGTAGGTGACTTTGCTTCCACCGAGAATGTAGAAGTTGGGGTGCGAAACAATCGTCATTCCGCGTCCACCAGCCGCTCCGGCAGAAATGAGGTCAATCGACGCTCCGCCGGTCAGGGCGACAATGAAGTTGCCCGGGTGGAAGTCGTTGAACCATTCGGTCAGGTAGTCCGACGCATCCATCATCAGGTTCTCGAGGTATGGAAGCGTGATTTGAGCGGACATGAGCGACGGCTTCATGTATGCCTTTCGGAGAAGGTTAATCTTCACCGTCCGGTATGCAATCTTGCCATTCTCTTCAGAGCCCTTCAGGGCCTTGTCGCCAAACACCGGTTGGCCGGTCAGGCGGAGACGAACAGGAATATCCAAAGTCGTCTTGCCTTCGGTGATGAAGTTTTTGAAGACTTCAATCGGCGCACCGGTGAATTTGACCTGTCCAACTGAACCCGGCACAACGACATCAGCCGCGTCCTTCGTTGCTTTGATGAACTCAGGCGCGACCCAGAGGCCGAAGATGTTCTTCTTCCACTGTTGTCGGTAGAGCTTTTCCGCCAAGATGTTCGGGTTGGCGCGACCCGTGAGTGAGAAAATCGTGTAAGCCATTCAGGCTCTCCTTACTACTTGTCTAGGCCGTAGCGGGCCAGCTCTTCGTCAGTCATCTTCGAAATGGCGTCCGGGTCATTCTCGTCAATCTTGCCCCTCTTCAGGGCCGTTGCGGCGGGAATCTTTGCGCTGGACACACTCTTGGGAGTCTTCCGTTGAAGCTCGGCTACGTCCTTCATCGCTTGCTCGCGCCCCTGCGCGAGAGAATTTTGGCGAACGTCAGCAATCTTCTTGGGGAGAACCTCGGCGGCGAACTCCCGGAGGAGTGCGCCCTTTCGGACAAACCTTACGCCATAGCGCTCCACGAAGTTGTCCCCATCCTGAAGGACGCGCTCTTTGACAGCCGCTATCTCTTCGTCGGACAGGGGAATCGCGTTGCTCTCGGCAAGGCCCTTGATTGCTTGAACGTCGGCGTTGATTGAAGCCTCGTTCTGCGAAGTCACGCTCTTCTGAGCGGAAATGTGCTCCTTGGCTATCTTCAGGTTGCCCTGAAGACCTTCCTCGAAGGCACGTTTGAATTCGATAGCGAGGAACGGTTGTGTGTCAACCAGCGCCTCGAATTCCTTCGCATCCTTTGGCATCTCCAACCCCCGGTCCCGAAACATCTTCGAGAGGGGTGAAATATGGAGTTGCTGTAGAGTGTAGGAAGAAACCTCTCCGAGCATCTTCGCCTCTTCCTCGGTTGTCAAGGGGGTGTCCGTGATAACGGGCTCCTTGGCCGGGGGTGCAGAAGCGGCGGCTCGTCTCCCTAACTCTGTCTCCAGCGTCTTGTAGACCTCTTCGACCTTCCCGTGTTTTCCGGTTTCACGGGCGACGTCGATAAGGGCTTTAATAGCCGGGTCGTCAGTCTTCCCCAGTTTTCCGGCGAGCTGTTCAACGCCTTTGGCCAGCTCGTCGAAAGAGGAATACTTGCCAGCAAGCTTGGTCGGGGTCGGTTCATTGGGCGCTGGTGTCCCTTTGGCCTTAGAGGTGTCTTCGCCTTCCGTGTCCTTTGCGGGGGTAGGCTCGGGCTCATTCCCTTCCGGTGGTGCGTTCAAATGCTCGTTGAGCTTCGCGAAGTCCTCTTCGCTCAGGCTCGCCACAGCCTCGGCATCGTTCGCATCGAACTTTGCCGGGTCGAATGGTTGTGGCTCAATAGGTTCCGGCGGCTGGGGTTCAACCGCCGGGGGAGCCGGTGATGGATTATCATTCACAGGCTGGATGACTTCTGTTGCGTCCGCTTTTGGTTCAGGCATTCCCGTTTTCCCTTTCCGGTAAAAGTTACCGCTTGATTCCTGCAATCACTTCGTCGTCTGTCATCGGCGGAAGGGCCGGCGTCTCTTCCGTGGGAGACACCGGCTCGTCCTGCTCGACATCTTTGGAGAGCTCCATCTGAAGCTCGTCCACCAGCTGTTTGATTCTCTCGAGGTTAGGCATACGACACCCCCGCGATTCGAACCGTGACACCAGTGCAGGTGTTCAGCGTCAGCGCCGACGTAGCAATCCGCACGTAGCGAACGGGCTTATCGACCGCCCACTTGATTGTGCTGGTCGCATCGGTCTGCGCGAGAGCGTGAAGCTGGAACCAGTTGGTCCCATCCAGTGAGCCCTGAAACTGCGCGGTCCATGTGGTCGGCGTCGCGGTCGAGAAGATATGCTGAGTCATCAGTGTGCTCGGCACTTTGCTTCGCCCGCTCAAAAGGTCTACCGTCGGGGAGTTGGCGGCGCCGTTCACCGAAAAGGTGTGGGCTTGGAATTCGTCGTATTGTCCTGCCATTTAGGTTCTTTCGTCAGGGTTAGAACTCTTCTTACGACACATTGACCGGGTAGAAGCCGGAGAACTTCAACGTCAGCGTCGCATCAGCCTCTCTTAGGAAGCGAACGCGATAGCGAATCTGCTTCACGGGCTTCTCTAAAACGAAGAAACGCGCTGAGTTGGCGGGCAAGTTGTCTCCGGCGAAGTCCAGCATTCCAATCGAGGTGAAGTTGTAGCCGTCGTCCGTGTAGTCAAGGATGACTTCGGCGGCATCGTCACCACCGTTGAAGTTGGTATACGCAATCTCGATACGGGTCTTCGAGGGACGAACTTGGTTTAAATCGGCGTCGGGACGCTCGAGCGTGGCGAAAGCCGTTGACTGAACCCAGCCGTTCTCGGCAATACTTGGGGTGTAGACATTTTCTTTGAAATACATTGAGCTACTCCTTCTCGTTTGTTCTCCGCCTTGATTGTCTAGAATATACGAAACCACGCATGACAAAGCAAGTCGATTTTACCGGTCATTCTTACTGGACCTGTGAGCTCTGCATGGCGCCGGCCAGCTGGGTCGCGGCGCCAATCTTCTTCGTGGCCATATCGAGCTCCCCGGAGGCCTCCTTGCTCTGGGCCTCTCGAGCCTGAGCATCAGCCGCGATACCCATGACGGCACCGGCGAACTGGGCCATTTCCTCGCTGATAGGCGAATCCCACAGGCGGAAGAGTGAATCCCACTTCACGAGCTCGGGCGGCAGGAGCTTTGCGAACTCCATAGCCTCTGCGAACTTCACCTGCTTGGCTGATTCGCCCAAGCTGTTGGTATCGACAACGAAGTCGTATTCCCCTTGGGAGACGTCGTTCTGGACACCCTGAAGGGTCTGCATGTTGACCGCAATCCACTCGGGCGTTCCGTTGGAGAGAATGCGAATCTTCCGGGGCATGTCCATATAGACCTGAAGCCCGCGGTCAACGAACTTGAAAATCTCCTGCATCGCGAGGTGGACGTTCCCAAAGAACATGCTCAGGGCCGTCATGGATTGCTGGACGCGCCGGGCGAACAGAACCCCGCTCTCGTTGGCGTTCTCCTGCAACCCCAAGGTATTCGGGGTGATTCCAGACAGGGTCTCGGAGAGCTCTTTGTCCTCGTCACTGAAGACCTTCAGGGAGCTCGCCTCGGCAAGCGGGTGTTGCGGTTCAGGCTTGAGGCCCATAACCGGCTTGAAGAACTTGATAAGGCCGCGCTCGCCGCTCTTCCACGCATTCATATCCTCGGCGTTGATTGACTGCGTCGGGGCGACGTAGCTCGGGTTGACCGCGTTCATCAGCCACTCGAGGAACGTCATCCGGCGCTGGTTGTAGCTGTCCTGCGGCTCAATGAGGACCTCGATAAGGCTCTGCATTCTGAGCGGGTCCGGGTGGAACGGGTAGCAGAAGATAGGCTTCAGCGCGAAGCCGCGCCCCTGAATCTGATAGGGGGCCTCACTCAGCGGTTCATCCGGGAACAGGGTTGGGGCGACGGTCGTCTTCCATATCTCGGAGCGCTGGAAGCGGTGAATCATCCATGCGCCCATGCCCGAGAGCGTGAGCTCTTGAAGCTTCGCCTGCTCGCGAATCTTCCTCTCGTCCGGGCCTTCCCCGGGAACATCCTCGAGCTCGACCTGTTGCCGGGTCATCGGGTTGTAGAACACCGTGACATCCTTCACCCGGCGGTCGTGCCACTCGATAACGCGATAGCGACCGGCGCGGGCATCCGTGTAGTCGTTCAGCATGGAGCCCGTGTATTCAGTGCTATTGGGGTCAGCCCCGGAGGTGACACCGAACGCATCCTTGAAGTTGGCCCACATACGCTCATACCAAGAGACCGGGGAGGCGCCTTCGTTGTAGAGGCCCGTAATCATCCGGTCCCGCATCTTGATTTTTGCAATCTGCTCCGGGCTCAGCTCGGCGCTGTAGACGCCGATAACCTCGTCGGCGGTATACATCCCCGAGTAGGACACCCAGCCCCAGTCGCTCTGGTCCTGCTTCTTCGAGCGGTAGTCCCAGTAGACAAAGCGAGGGTCGATATGCTCCGTCACCCACTTGCCCTGAGGGTCATCCCCGGTCGTGTAGTAGTTGTTCACCCAGCCAACCTTGCCGATAGCTGAGTCGATAGCCGCCTTGGCAATCTCCTGCATACCGTTGCAGTTTGGCATGGCCCAGTCAGAGACGAGCCGCGTGTGCATGTCCGCGAGCTGTTGGTCCTCTTCTCCAACGCCAATGGCCCGGAGGTATGACTTGTTCTGCTCGAGGAGCCCGCCTATCGCCACAACCTTGTTCTGCATGAGGTTGAAGATGAGAGCGGGCCGGCCTGCGTCGTTAAGCTTCTTGCGGACCTCGTCGTCCAGCTGGTCGCCAACGACATAATTGAAGGCCTTCTCGCGCTCAGCGTCGAACGTGCGAAACGCTCTCCGGGCATCGGTCCAAGCGGCCTGAATCTTATCGACGGCGCCCTTGGCGTCGCGGGTTACTGGTGTCACTTCCATTGGGGTTCCTCTTAACCTATAGGTTAACTTTGGTTATGCAATCTTAACTTCTAACTTCAATTCAGCATGAGGTCGTCATAGTCCTCGTCGTTGCTGATAAGCTTCCAGTTGAGCCGTATCCACTTCCCACCCACCCGGTAGGCGTAGGTCATCGGCTCGATAACGACCCAGTTTCTCGGGACCTCGAGCTCTGTGTAGAACCTCCCCTGAACCGCCCGGGACAACATCTCCTGCCATCCCTCGTCCGTGATGGGGACAATGATTCCAAAGTCAACGCGCTCCGACATAATAGCCCCCGGCGTCCTGAGGCTTGCGCTTGAAGAGCTGATACTCCCAACCGCGGTCCTTGGAGGCTGGGACCTCTGCCGCAAAGGCGGCCATCACTGCATACCGTTGCTCGTCGAGCGCGTGGTCATTCACATTCGAATCGTTCCCGCGCCCGGCGAGGTCCTCTGGGGCCTTCTCGTCGGGTATCGCGGCTGTCATCTCGTCCAATAGCGGCTCGTTCAGGCCCTTGAAGACGAAGTATCGCCCGGGCATGAGGTTGCGCCACATCCACCAGCCCTGTATCCGGTCGTTGAACCCGGGCATGGCGAAGATGTCGTAGGCCTCGAAGACGTCGGCAAAGCTCTTCTCAGTGGCCCGGACGGCGAACTTGTCGCGCTTCGCGAACCCCGAGGGGTCCATGACGACCATCTCGGGCCATCGCCCTCGGGTCCATCTCAATTCCTTTATGAACCTGCGAACGCCCTCAGCGTTCTGCTCCGGGTTCCTCATGCGCTCGTAGTAGGTCGCCACGCGATACAGGCGCCCCTTCTCGTCAACGGCGTTGATACCAGCCGAACAGGGGCTCGAGTAGCCCGGGTCAATGGAGAGAATCAGGCGCCACTCGGTCGGGATGAAGAAGGGCTCGACAATCTCCTTCCCTCGGTCGAACTCAGCGAAGAACTCGCCGCCGAACGCATCCCAGTCCCCATCTAGCAATGCCTTCGCCATCCGCGAACCGAGCTGTCTGATACGCGAGGCGTAGGCTGGGTCACTGTCCTGCAAGAGCTTGTTCTCCCTCAGGAACATTGGGATGAACACACGCGAGGTCGCCTGCTCGAAGAGCTTGTCCCCGGGCTTCACCTGAATCCCCTGAGGGTTGGTCTCCGGGTTCTCGTCGGCAATGAAGAAGTGCGTCTTCTTCGGCTTGATACCGGAGACGAAGCGCTTCTTCACCCACCAGAGCCCCTGCCCCTCCGGGTTGGCCGTGGCTCGGACGCGAGGGGTCAAACCCTTGATTGTCGAGCGCATTCGGCTGAAGATATATAGATACTGGGTAAGGGTGAAGTGCGTGAGCTCGTCAAAGCCGGCATACTGATACTCGAGCCCTTGGTGGTTCCACTTGTCAGCCTCGTTCTCGAGGTGACAGAAGAATATCTTGGCCCCCGAGGGGAAGGTGTAGCTCGCCCCGGGGTCCCCGAGTGAGCGCTGAACATAGACGCCACCGAGCGCCGGATAGAGCGTGTGGGCAATGTCGAGGAGCTTGGCGAGCTGAGGGGTCTCACGGCGGAAGAGAACACCGCGGTAGTCCCGGTGCTCAATAGCGGCGAATCCAATCAGGTCCTTGTATTGCAGGCCCAGCGCGTCGAGGACAAGAACGTAGCTCTTCCCTCCGCCGGCTGAACCACCACCTAGGACCTCAAACTCAGAGCGGCTCAGGAAGTCTACCTGTCCACCCTTCTGGGGTGCTATCTTTCTGGGCTCGTCTATTCAGCCCCCACCTTTCGAAAGGCTGGGACAACGAACACTGGCGCCGCGAGCTTGTTTCCATTCTCGTCCTCACCGCCATCCAGAGAGATTTGCTCCCGGACCTTCCCGAACTGATACTCGAGCAACAGCCGGCCAGCGGCCTCGCTCGGAGGGGCTTCGTAGATAGGGTTCCCGGGGCCATTCCCCTGCACCGTAACGCCAATAGCCCTGCGGAACATGGCTTCGACGACCTGCGTCAGACCGTCTTTGCCATCGCTCTTCAGGGCCTTGGAGACCTGCTCGAGGACCGGTTGAATCGCCGGTCGCTTATTAGGGGTGCCCTTTTTTCGGCCCCCGGTTTTTGGACGCTTTTCCATTCATACGTCTACTTTTCTCTAATTTGGGAATTTTCTGCTTGGGTTTCTCAATTTTGGGAAACTTGAAGTCCCGGAACTCGATGGAGTGGAGGAGAGCCGCCATCCTGAAGAAGGTGGTCGCGAACTCAATCCCTGCCTCGTCCGGGTCGGGAACGTCTGGGCCGTATCCCCGCTTCTCTGCCTCAATGAGGAGTTTTGCGAACCTCGCGAGCCTCTTCTCGTCGTCGAAGGTCAGGCACATCTCCCAGAGGCCCCTTCTCGCCGGGAACGACAGCTTCATCTCTGCGGTTACTCCGAGGAACTGGGTGAAGGTCATCGCTTGCCCTCCAAGACAATTCGATAAGTCGCACCGACAATCAGTCCCCTTGAGTTGCCATATTTTCTAGCGGCTTCTTCCGATGTTTCCATTCTTGCCTTCACCTCTTCCGCTTCGAGCATCATCACGCGACCCGTGCCATTGCAACGGGGGCAGTTGTGTTCTTCTGCCATACCGCTCCCGCCACACACAGGACACTCCGTCGAGTAGCGGTTGCGGAGTGCGTCCCGTTCACGTTCTGCTTTCCCCGTTCGCAAAATCCATTCAGATGAATTCATGCCGTCTGTTGTTTTGACATTGGAGTAGTCTAAACGGTCTTGAAGAAGTCGGGCATTCTCGGCGGTGAGGCGGTCAGTCTCACACCACGGACAAAGTGAACCATAGGTGCATGGAGAAGTATGCCCCTGTCGCTCAGAGCGCCAATGTGCGTCCAATGCCTTTGTCAGTCGCTCATTCTCCTCTCGGAGTGCGGCGAGCCCGGCTTCCAGCTTCTCCACGTCTTCATCGTGACACATGAGGTATCGCTTCAACTTATCCATTGTGCCCCCCTTCCTCCTTCTCGTTGAGGGTGCGGCGACGGATGTTGCAGGTTTCACATGGACAACCTGCATTAGCATCAGCGTGAGAGTGATAGCCTTCGGCTAATCTTTGTAAGCCAGTCTTGAGCGCGGTGAGCTCGGCGGTGAGACGGGCGTTCTCGGCTTGGTCTGCGTCGTGCTGTTCGTGAGCCTGAAATGCGCCCTCCCTGAGCCCAGCGAGCTCGTTGGCCGTGTCCAGATACATCCTCCGCAAGCGGCGAATCTCAGCCTTGTAGACAGAGTCGCTGAAGGGGCCTCCTAAGGTGCCAAAATTGCCTGTGTGGGCGACCACGGTTGAGAAGATGTCCCCGCCTGTCGTCACAATGGGTTGAGCGAGCTCGACAATAGCGCTATCGTTGTGCCACCCAACGATTCGACCCTCATGCTCGTCATTTCCCAGAATCAACACCCTGTCGCCTAGCGAGAACCTTGGAGCCTTTTCGTTGCTCATGCGCCTTCTCCTGTTTTTGTGTGTCCTTCCTATGCGTTAAGCACCGGAAACCGGTGCCCTACGTGAATACTTACACTCCCCGGGCACCCTCGAATGCCCCCAGCGGGACAAAGAACTGGAGCTCGCTCCCCGCGAACTTGCGGACCGGGCACTTCAGGACCGCCTCCCGGGACACCTTCAGGTCCCGCCCATCATCAGTATGGACGAAGACCGTGTCAAAATTACCGTTCTTCATGAGATGCCAGTTGAAACCGAACGAACCCTCAGCCTTGAAGGTATGAGTGTTGACCGAGCGGGCCGTGTGGAACTCGTTCCCACCAACCCTGAAGTCTAGCCACCCGATTCGACGCCGCTTCTTCTCGCCGGACAGTATCAGAAAGACGTTGACACCATCCTGAAGCAGGGTGTTCCCATCTTTGTCAACCAGCTTGTTGCCCGTCATACTCGTGCATCTCCATGTTGTTGTGCGGTCGCCCGGATTCGAACCGGGATTTCCGAGAGAAAATCCTCTCGGTGTGTTAGTCCCTTTCCCACTACGCCACAACCATGACACAATATACGAAAGATTCTCCCGAAAGTCAAGAGCTAATATAGCCAAGCGGGCGTGATAAATCAAGCCGATTCAGCCGGGCCGAGAGGATGAGAACTGGGAGACATCTAGTCGAATCATCACTCTGGACACATTCCCGTAGTCCCCTGTTTCGACCATGACCTCGGCCTTCTCAGCTATGGCCTTGTAGAAGTCCGCCCACGTCTGGAGCATTGCCGCATGGTGAGACTTCGGATTCTGAATTCGGGCGTTGCGGAACTCCCTCATAAAGCGAATAGGGAAGCCGCCTTCCACCGTCTCCTTCATGTCGTTCACGCTCTCTGTCAGCTGGCGGTTCTGAGCTAGGAGCGCCTCGTAGTGCCGCTCCCGCGTTCTGATTCCAGCCTGTAGCTCGAGTATCGTGAGGTCTCGACGAGACGTTTCACTCTTCGCCTCGCGGAGAGTCTTGGCGTCTTCCTTCTCTTGGAGGTAGGAGCCGAGAACCATTGCGCCGGTGAACAACGCCAGCGCCGCTAGAACCCACATTGCTATCATCATCCCTGCCCTCCCATCTCGAAGAGCGGCCCGTTGGTGGTGAGGACCTTCTTCACGAGGATAGCCCGCTGAAGCCCAAAGGTGTTGTTGAAGTGCGGGTGGAGCTCGGGCAACATATCGAAGCGCTCGTTGAGCCGAACAATCAGCCCGTGGAGCTCCATTGTAGATTCGACCTTGAACACCGGGATTCCAAGGTGCTCCGCTCGAGCAATCTCCTCCCGGGTCCCAGAACTCTCCTGCCAGCCCGGTATGGCGACCATAATGTCGGAGACCTCTAGCCACGCCATCGAGTGAGCCTTGATGTCGGAGACTGAGACGCCGTGGGCCTGCCCGGAGGTGAAGAACTGGCTATCGACCCACGGAGAGAAGACGGCAAAGCCAGCGCGAAGGAAGGCACCGGAGGCCGCGAGCCCCCTTTCGATGTTGGTGAGGACACCAAGAACG